CTGACGGCCAACCAGGACCCGGTATAGGAAGCCCATGTGCCGGTGAGATCGCTCCAGGTGTTCTGCCCGTCGAGCGTCACGCCGGACGGCGTCACCCGCGTCTGACTCTTGACCCCGCTCCATGTCGGCGAGTCGTTTTGCGTGACGACGACATTGATGTCGGTATTGGCCCCGATAATGATGGCCGAGGCGTTGACCGACTCATTGCCCGATGTATCGATGGCCTTGATGAGATAGGTCGTGCCGATGTTCGTCGTGACCTGATATTGCGTGTTGATCGTGATGCCGAGTGGGACGCCGGCGGCCCAGGTGGTGCCCTGCCGCAGCTCATAATGCGAGAGGTCGAGATCCCCGACGGCCACCCAGGAGAAATTGAGCGTGTCGCCGGTGCGCGAGACCACGAACCCCGTCACATCCTCAGGCGGCGCGGTTTTCCCATAGATCTGCCGGGCGGCCGTGGCCGGGAGCGAACTGGCCTGCAAGACATTCACTGCCACGACGCGCACGTCATAATAGCCGGGGATGGCGTCCACGATTTCCGCCGAGGGGCCCGACACCTCCGGCAACGCCGCATAGTTCCCCGTGTCTCGGCGATACTCCACGCGGTAGCGCGTGGCCGTTTCTACCGGCTCCCATTCGATCGTCACAATGGCCTTGACCAGACCCTGCCGGATCGCGAGCGATTCCGAAATCGTCACATTCTCCGGCGCATCCGGCACCAGACCGACCGTGGAGGTTTTCGGCACCCGCAGTGTCAGCCCTTGCTCGATGGCGTCATATTTCGTGGCGCTGTGCTCGACGCCTTGGACTTCGTATTTATGCCGCTCCACTTCGACGATGGAGAGCGCCCGATAGAGACGCGGAGCCAGCACATTCGAGGTCACCATCCAGACCGCCGGAGAGACCGGCGTGGCCGTGAACGCTACCGATACCGTCAGGACCGTCGCCGATCCAGGCGCATTCGTGACCGTGCGGGTGTCGAGCGTGCCATCCGGTAGCACGACCTTGACCGTATACGTCTCTCCGCTATTGATCGTGATGGCACGATCGATCGTGATGCTGGTTGAGGTCGCAGAGCGGATGCGGCCGCCGTACCGAATCCCTGCACGGTGCTGGTCCTGCACGGCAAAGATGTCCCCAGGGCGCAGATAGATGCCATCCGTCCCGCAGACAAACCCGATCGACTCGGTTTCCATCCGCTCCGAATAGAGCAGCCACTTCCCCACGCGATGGGCCTGCCCGCGCGAGGTGCAGGCGAAGGCCGTGACCGTCGTTTCCACCACCCCATACCGGGCGATACCGTCGAGATCCTCGACATATTCCGGCTTCAGCGTGTAGCCGTCGTCCGGGTCGTTCCAGTTCACCAGCGCGACGGTGTGCCGGGCATTCTTCGCCGATCCGCTATAGGTAAAGAGGCCGTTCTCGACGTTCGCCTCGGTGAAGAGGAACACCGGATCGGCCGGCGAATCCTGCACGGCCGTGATCGAGCCTGCCGCCCAGTAGGCCATGCCCCTGAAGACGGAGGCCAGCGAGGTGATGACCTGGAACGCTTCGGCTTGGGTTTGCAGATACAGATTGCAGGTGAAGCGCGGCTCGTTGACGCCATAGCCGTTCGGGACCATCTCATCGCAATAGACCCCGATGGCGTAGAGCGCCCATTTGTCCACCTGCGAGGCCGCGATGAATTCCCCCAGCCCGTAGCGGGCATTCGTCAGCAGGTCATAAAAACACCAGGCCGGGTTGTCCGTCCAGGCCACCGTGAAGGTACCGTCCCAGACGCCCGTGTAGGTCCTGGTGACCGGGTTATAGTTCGACGGGATCTGCACCCGCAGCAGCTTGACGTCATAGGCCCGCGTCGGAATCGTTTTGAATTGCGACGCATCGACGCTCATCGCGACGATCGCGCTATTGGGGTAGTTGAACTTCTCGTCGATGATCTCGGTATAGGCCGCCCAGACCGTTTTGTTATTCAGCGCAGCCGACACAGAATCGGCCGTGATGCGGCTGACGCGAATATCCCACGGAGCGGAGCCGGTGAGCGGCACCCGATAGGAGCGCTGGTAGGTGCTGACCGTCTTGCCCGCGATGGTGTCGTAGGGCACCTGCGACAAAATACGGAACCCCGAAATCGTGACGCTGCCGTCCCCGCTCGTCTTATACAGCCGCGCCTCATACTCGTCCTCAACCAGGTCGAGCATGTCATAGGTGCGCGTCGGGAACGTCGTCACCGTGTAGCCGTTGTCATCGTAGCTATATTGCAGGTCCGCCGTCGTCAGCGAATCCTCCTTGAACGTCGTCCAGCCTGGCGCACCCACCGCCCGATATTGCACCTGATACGTGATGGAGCCGTACGCCATATTCCCGGACGCATCCACCGCCAGCGCGGCGCTCCAGGTGGCATCCAGCGAGAGGCCGATCGAGGCGAGCACCGCCGGGTTGACCGACTGGCTCCAGTCATAGCCGATCGATTGCGAGACATACCCGCCTCCGTTGGACTGCACGGCGATGGCAATCTGCACCGACGTGCCGTTCAGGTCGCCGTTCGTCGTATCTTGCCGAGTCAGCCCTGGAAAGGAGAGCGTGACGCGGACGGCATCCACATCGGCATTCGTCACCGTGCGCACCACCGGCGTGGCCTGCAAGACCTCCACGCCAACCGAGTTGACCGACTCCGTCGCCGGGACGCCGTTGAACATGTCTTGATTCTGCGTGCCCGTGACGATCGCCGCCGAGACCCCGGAGAAGTTAAAACTTCCGTCGGCATTCTGCAGCGGCGTGCCGTCGAGGTAGACCGACTGCAATCCGTTCACCAGCCCTTCGATCTCGCCTTCGCTGATGAGATCCAGGACGCGGGCATAGGCCTTCGAGCGCAGCGAGTCCGGCGCTTCCTGCGCGGTGCGCCCGCTGGCTCCTCCGCCACCTTTACCGCTATCACTGCCGGCGCCGATGAGGTAGCGCTGTCTCATAGCGCAATATCCTCCGTCGCGATCCCGGCCGAAATCACCGCCGAGCCGACCCGCATCCGCCCATAGCCCACCGGCACCGGATGCCCCTGCGCGATCGTATTGACCGCCCCATTGAAGATGAACGAGGGCTTATTCTCAGGCCGCTCACTGATCCCCTGATCGCCCGGCGTTCCCGCCAGGAGCTGCGAAATGCCACCCAGCGCGAGGCTCGCGCCGATGAACCCCATACTGACCACCGCCGACCCCGCCAACGTGAGCCCGCCGCCGGCCGTCGTCATCGCATAGGGGAGCAATTCATACTGATAGGTGACGATCGCGGCCGCCACCAGCACCACGCCGACGATGATGCCGATCGTAGGATCTTTCGCCGCGCCCGCGATCACCGGCACGATCTTGATCGCCTGCCGTCCGGAGGGATACTGCAGCGCATCCAGCTTCACCAACGGGTCCGGCCCGACGCAGACCTGATAGCCGGGCGTACTGTGCGTCAACAGATGCGCACGAAACTCCGGCTTATTGGCCATGATCGCGCGCAGCGCCTCGGCCGGCGTCTGCACATCGAGCTGCCACCGATGGCCGAACTTCCTGCCCAAGTGACCATAGAGATAGACCGTCTTCATGCCAGATCCTTGTGCCGTAGATAGAGCACGGCGTTCTTCTGCCAGTAGCCGCCGAAGACATCGCGCCCGCTCAACCGGTTCATCGGGTGATGGAGGATCATCCCGTCGCCCAGATAGATGGCCGCATGGTTCGCGACATTGGCCCCGAGCTGGATCAGGATGGCGTCGTGAGGGCAGAGCTGACTGCGATCGATCACCTGAAAGCCCGCCGCCGAGAAATTGTCCCGATAGAGATTCTGCCCGGCCTTCCACCAGTCGTCCTGCCGGTCGAAGTCCGGCAGATCAATCTTCACTTCCCGCTGGTAATAGTCTTTGACGAGGGCATAGCAATCGAGCACGCCGTGAGAAAACACCCGCCCGATCAGCGGCGCGACATAGCCGGACGGCGTGAATTCGTGCAGGGCCCCCGTCGGCCAGCTCAGAATGATCCATGGCAGCCCGGACGCCTCACACCCGACCAGATCGGCCTGCGACGGCGTCGCCGGCAGATGCGGATGGCTGTGCACCACGGCCAGCACGTCGCCGGACTCCTCCGCTGCGGCATAGTCTTCAGGAGCCAGGCGAAATTGCCCCGCGCCGGCCGCCAGATTCCGGCAAGGCCAGTACACTTCTTTCCCCTTTCGAA